TCTTTGTCTGCCCCGCCAGAACTGGCTTGCGAGTCTCGGCCTATGTAAATGCCTTTGCCGGAATCCAAGTCTTTGCCCGATTGAGCACCAATGCACACGCTTTCTGACGCGCTGGTGATCTGCGTCCCAGCCGCATAGCCGATGCAAGTATTCTTGCTGGCACTGGTGGCGCTATCAAGTGCTGTATCACCGATTGCCACGCTTTCCGTTTCGTTATTCAAACCTCGGTTGATCACAACGCCGTTGACTGACGTTGCTGTAGCCACGCCGATCGTCGGGGTGACCAGCGTCGGGCTAGTGGCGAACACCAACGCTCCGGAGCCTGTCTCGTTCGTCACCGCGGTTGCCAAGTTAGCCGATGATGGCGTGGCCAAGAAAGCAGCCACACCAGTGCCAAGACCGGCCACGCCAGTGCTGATCGGAAGACCAGTGCAGCTCGTCAACGTGCCGGATGATGGAGTCCCAAGAGCGCCGCCATTGACCACCACTGCGCCAGCAGAACCAACATTGACAGCCAGCGCGGTAGCGACGTTCGTGCCAAGACCGCTGATGCCGGTGCTGACAGGCAGCCCGGAGCAGCTCGACAACGTGCCGGATGACGGAGTTCCTAGCGCACCACCATTGACGACAAACGCACCAGCCGTGCCTGTGTTGACCCCCAGCGCGGTTGCAACACCTGTGCCCAATGCTGTGATGCCAGTGCCGCCTCGGCTTGCTGATAGCGTCCCAGTTGTGCCGCCAACAATTGGCAAACCAGTAGCGTTTGTCAGTGTGACGGCTGTTGGCGTACCGAGGTTTGGCGTGGTGAAGGTTGGGCTGGTCGTCAACGCGATGCCACCAGAACCGCTGACGTTCTGGCCTAACGCGGTGGCGACACCTGTACCAAACGCAGTTATGCCTGTGCCGCCACGGTTTACGGGTAGCGTCCCTGTCGTGCCGCCATCAATCGGCAGCCCCGTCGCGTTGGTCAGCGTGGCGGCTGTCGGTGTGCCAAGATTAGGCGTGACCAGCGTCGGGCTGGTTTGCAGCACATAGGCGCCGGTGCCGGTGAAGGTTGGCGCGGGCGCAGGATCATTCAGCGTGATGCCGGTGATCGTTTTGCTGTCGTAGCTAGGCGCGGTGATGACGGCGCTGTAGATGCCGTTGGCCGCGTAGAAAATGAACCTTCCGCTGCTGTCAGTTGTGACAGGGTTGGAAAGCGGCGTGACGCCAAGGCTATCCGAGTAGAGGGTAGCGAGCGCGCCTAGCGAGTCATAGACGTAGACCAGCGCGCCGCTGATCGGGTTGTTGCCACTGTCTGTGACAATGTCATAGTAGCTCTGCATGAGCGGTGTCCTTCCGACGCCGCCGCGCAGGCGCGGCTAGCTCGTTGGTCGAAGGCGCCTCGGCCTCGTCCGGATCATACCGCACCCAGCCATTCTTTTCATCCTGTTCGGCTTCCATTTCCATCGTGGCGATTTTCTCGCCGTGGGTGGGGTGCCGCAGGTAAATGATTGCCATAGGTATGCAGCGGGGGCTAGCGCCCCCGCTGTCCATCAGTTGCCGGCCATAACGACCCAGTTCGTGCCATCTTCGCAAACCAGCGTAGCCCAAGCGCCCGCCGAGGCGGCCAAAATGGCCGTAGCAGCAGTGTTTGAAGTACGCGGTTTGACGTTAGACGAGGCAGAAACCAAGGTGTACGTTGCCGACAGGTTTTTGACAAACACAACGCGGCCAATCTGTTCGGGGCCAGACGGCAACGTCACGGTGACGTTAGCCGAAGCGCCGTTGGCGATGACAAAGTTCTCAGACTCGCCCAGCGTAAAGCTGGCAGTCTTGGTTACTGGAGCGTTCAGATAGAACGCCGTCAACGCCGGGTCAGAATAGGCCACGCCTACAGGACGAAGATTAGGCATGACAAATCCTTTCAGATAAGGGGGCCGCAGCCCCCTTGGTTCTTAGGCGATACGATAGATCGTGTAAGCCGCGTCGCCCGTCTTGCGGAAACGGAACGTACCAGACGTGTTGTTCGTCTTGGTCAGCGCGTCTTGGATGATATCGTTGCCAACCAACGTGTTGCCCGCGCCGGCTTGGAACGTCACGTCATTGCCTGCGTCATCACCGATGTTGATGAACGAGCAGTCAAACGACGAGCCGACCTTTAAGCTTGGGAACGCCGCGTCCAGCAGCGCGCCAGTCGGGAACACATAAGTGCCCGCGCTGGTGCTACCAGCGTCCATCGTGCAAACGCCCGCCGCCAGATCCGCAGCAGTGATGGTGACCGACGCGCCGGTCAAAGCGACCGGAGTGCTGGTGTTGACAAAGGTTACTTCACCAAGATTGCCATCGCCGACTTGATAGCCGCCAGCGCCATTGGAAAGAGCCATGATTAAATCCTTTCAAAAAGAAGTTTAGCCCCAGAGGCGGCAGGCGAGCTGCGGACGAATGACCGAGTAGCCGTAGAGGACGTCAATACGGCAGGGCATCCTGTCGTTGTTGATGTCGTACTGGCGCACGATCCGCATGGAGATCCCGTTGTGAACCTGGCGGCTTGCCATGTCCACGCCCTGCGGCATCACAAGGTCAGCGGTCGCAAACGCAATCGCGTCTTTGTGGTAGAGCAGGTTCTGCGGGTACTGGGTGCTGGCGCTGCCCAAGAAGGTCACCGTCGCGCCCGATTGCGGGAACGAGTCCACGGTTGCCAGAGCCTGACCGGAGGTGTAGATCGCCGGGCTGACGCTGACCGTGTACGCCCCGCCCGACGCAGTCGCGTCGGCGGTTGCTACGAACTGCTGAAGCGAGCCGGTCGACTCACGGGTCTGCGGGTTGACCGCAAACACGTTCGCGATGGTGAACACATCGCCCTTCTTGATGGTCTGCGTGCCGGTGCCGGTGATCGCAACGGTCGTCGCGCCCTGCGTGCTGACGGTGGTGGTCACCGTGTGCGCGCCGGTGCGGGTGCCGGTCGTGTGCTGCTTGATCGACTGCGACATCGCCATCTCGTCGTAACCCAGAATGCCTTCGCCCATCAGGCCCGACTTGAACTGACGGCTGATGGTTGACACCGGGTTGAACAAGCCCTTCATGCCCTCGACCAGACCGGCGTTGGCGGCCGGGTTGACGGTGGCGTAGCGCGGGCTCATCGGCGCGGCGGCCTCGTTCAGCTTCTGCTGACCTTGGAGCAGCACCAGACTAGTGGCGGGGACGGTGCCAGGCGTGCCGACCGAGGCAAAGATGCCTTGGTAAGCGTTCGCCACATCGGCGTCGATGCTGGAGGCCAGCTGACTAACCCGAGGCTTCAACACACGCTCGGCAAAGTCGTCGAGCTGCATGGTGAGTTCGGCAGTCGTGAAGTTGATGCCGATATGCTTCTGGCTGGAGACGGTGAGCGTGGTGAACTGCTCGTTGTCGTCCTGCACTTGCAGCGCGGCGCCATCGGTCACCAGCGCGCGGTCCGGCAGACGGATACGAAGGGTCGTACCAATCTTGGCGCCTTCCTGCGCGAACGAGTTGTCGTACTGACGGTTTACGTTACGGGTGATCACAAGGTTGTTCTCGAGGATTTCGAGAGCCTTCCTCGTGATCATGTCAATCGTAAGAATGCTATTTGCCATGATGGCTCCTTAAACTTGCTGTTGGGCTTGCCACTTGCGGATCTGCCGTTGGCGCTCCGCTTCGATCCACGCAGTAGCATCCATCGCTTTGACCGAGCGAGGGTCCGTGGTGTCGTAAGCGGGCGTTCCGGCCATTCGCGCTGTGACAGGCGTGATGGGCGCCGGGGCGCTCGATTGCTTCCTGACCGGCATTGGACTGCTGGCGAGTTTCGCCTCAATCTTGCCGATCTCCTTGGCCTGCAAGATCGGGCTCAAGCGGGAGATGCGGTCAGCTTCTTTTGGATGACTGCCTAAATAATAGGCAAGGTCAGGACCAACGTCAGAAGCCTGAATCGTTTGCGCCATCACGGTGGTGATTCGCAGGTTCGGGTTGTAGGCGACCGTTTCAAAGTCGTCGTACTTGTCCCTTGCCTGCTCTTCCCGTTCCGCGTACGTCTCCAGCAGTTCGGCCTGTTGGCGCTCCATGTCCCTTTGCTGGAGAAGCTGTTGAGCCTTTTGTTCGGCCAGCGCTTGCGCGTAGGCTTCAACCGACTCAAACTGTTCTGCCGGCGGCAGTTCCTTGGGCGTCTCGGGCACTTGCTGCTGGGGGCGCTGTTGGCGCTCCCACTTGCGCTGCTCTCGCGCAAGCCGTTTGGCAACGATGGCGTCAAGCTCTTCTTGAGTGAAGGTCTTGGTCGCTTCCGGCGTTTGTGGTGCTGCTTCAGCAGATTCAGGTGCCGTAACCTGGGGCTCTGCTGGCGCGGGAGTCTGTTCGACCTGTACCGCTACTTCTTGGTCTGACATGGTTGATTCCGAAGAATCCCTAGTGGACCGCACTAGTACGGAAAGTATTACATCATACAGCTAAAGACGCAACCTTATCTTGCAGCGCTTTGACGCGAGCGTCAAGATTAGCGCGGTCGGCGGCCAAAGTTTTTTCCAAAGACGCCAACCTAGATTCTTTATCTGCGAGTTGTTTTTCAAGCGCAGCAGCGTTAATTTCGCGACGGCTGATGTCGGCAACGCGCGCGGTATAGC